GGTACTTGGACACTGTTGGCTCAAGACTTTGTTGGTCAAGAGCAATACGTTATCACCCCAGGTGCAGGTTTTGACGGTGAAACCAATGGCCCTCAAGCAGCTTTCCGTGCTTTGATGGTTGCTGGCGTACCTATCTATCCAGACCCCTACTGCCCAGAAGGTACTGTGTACTTCCTGAACACCAACTACTTGTCTCTGTACATCCATGAGCAAGGTTCGTTTGTGTTTACAGGCTTTGAGTCCACTCTCCCCAACTGGCAAATTGGTTATGTCGGTGCGGTTTTGATGATTGCCGAATTGGTGAACGTCAAGCCCAAAGCCATGACCAAGGTGACGGGTTACAACTACCTTTCACTGTAAGGAGAAAAAGACATGGCTTTAGCAATGAATAAAATCATTCTGGCGAATGCAACCACCAACACTGCTGGTGCTTACTTCTCCAATGTTTCACTGACTGCCGCTAACGCTGGCACGGTGATTCCTGCTGGTACTTATATGCTGTTCCCCGCTGCTAACGTAGTGATTACTGCAAATAACGGCTCATCCATCACAACTTTGCTTGCCAATAACACTGGCGGCATGATTTTGTCTGATGGCGTGAACGTGTTTGCACAATCTACTATTGCTGGCGCAGGTGCAGTTACTGCATTGACCATCAATGGTGGTATCAATGCAAACAGCACCTACACAAGCTAAGGAGACAGTATGAACGCAAACCATGTAGGCGCTCTGTACCCAGACGGGTTCGGCAATTTTGCTGTTGGCTCTACCAATCCTCCCGTTGCGATGGGAAGCACTGGTAATGCTGTGGCAACAATTGCTACTGTCGGTACTGGCTACATCGTTCGCCGTATTACTGCTTTTAATGCCAACGGAAGTGTTGCCGCTGCCAACGTTACCATCTTCACAAGCAATGATGGTAACTTGGCAAACGCAGTTTCTAATGCAACTGTTCTTTCAAACATTACTGGCACAGGCTTGTATCAAGACCTTGCGTTGACAGCAAATACGTCAACAAAAATCTATACAAGTCCTTTGTTTGTGTGTGTAAATACAGCGGCAGCAGCAAACAACACTGTTGATATTACTGTGTACGGTGACGTTGTAACACTATGACAGACCTCGTTTATGTAATCAACAATACCGACAAAGATTTGTACGCTGAGTACCACTATGTCGGTTATGAGTTTCCTGTCGGCAAGACAGTTGAATTGACTGTCCCTGCTGCCATGCACATGCTTGGTTACGGAGATGAGGACAAGGAGAAGTATCTAGTCCAGTTGGGCATGATACGACTCCACAGCGAACTTGAAGAAGCAATGGAGAATCTGAAGAAGGTGTATATTTCTTCAGAGCCTCCAACAAAGAACCGCTCGTTACCCTCGGCGGTTGGCGTAGTACCCTTACGGATTGAGAAATCCGTTGGGGGAAAGGTCAATCAGAGGGTTGCATAACATGAAGGTAACATGGCAACTCTCTCTTCCTACATCACGGAAGTACAGCGGTTATTGCATGATGCAAACTCTGTCTTCTGGTCAACCTCGGAGCTAACGGACTACATCAACGATGCCCGTGAGCGAGTAGCGAGAGATACTGGGTGCTTACGTACCCTGCAAATTACTGCCACCCCAATTTCTAGTACAGGAGTACCCGCAACCGTGTGGACTGCGGGTGCTACTGTTACTGCGGGTCAGTTCTTATTCAACAACATCTTTATCTATGAAGTGGTAACTGGCGGTGTTCTCAGCACTACACCTCCACCTTATCCCGCTTCTGGCTACACTTTTCCACCTTCTACCCCATTCACAGATGGCACAGCCAGTCTGCAATATTCTGGCCCTGCGGAAATTATTCCCTATGCCACTATTGCTACTGGCACAACGCTAGACATTCTGAACGTCAATATTTACTGGGGTAACAGCCGTATTCCCCTGCGGTATCTGCCCTGGTCAAACTTCAACGCTCAACTGCGTTACTGGCAGAACTATGTAGGCAGACCCGTGTGTTTCTCTGTTTACGGACAAAACACCATCTATGTTGGCCCTGTTCCTGACCAAGCGTATGTCGTAGAGATAGATAGCACTATCTTGCCTACTGCTTTGAGCTTGAACACGCCTAACGCTAACGACCAGATTCAAGACCCCTACACCACGCCTGTAGCTTTTTATGCGGCTTACAAAGCCAAGTACAAAGAACAGAGTTACGGAGAAGCTGAGATATACAAGCAAGAGTATGCCAAGCAAATCCAAGCGGTGTTGAACTCTGTGTACACACGCAGAATCCCTGACCCCTACTCTACCTTCTAATCATGGCAGCAGCAGAGCAAAAGAAATCTTATGCTGTCTATAAGAACTTCAAGGGCTTAAATACCAAGTCCAACAGGACAGCCATTGATGATGAGGAGTTCTCATGGATTGAGAATGCCATGCCTATCGGGTTTGGCAACATCAAGATTGTCCCTGCTCAAGTCACATTCAAAGATGGTGGCAATAACGCCATCTCGTTTGGCAACACAGTAACTACCCTCTCCAACACCAATCTTGGCTTGTCTGACTATTTGTTGGCCTTTCAAGAAGACGGTAGAGCGCAATACGTCATCATAGATACAGGCACTGTCGGCAATGTCGGGGTGACAGGCACGTTCTCATCTGCCAACGTATCTATCGCCCAGTGGAAGAATGAAGAAGTATTTATAGGTGACCCTAATAAAGGACTCTTTACTTGGGATGGCACTGACCTGCTCAACGTTGGTGGTGTCGGCAGGATAGGTTTGACTGCCAGAGGTTCAGGCTATACCTCTGCGCCAGCAGTAACTATCTCTGCTCCCAACCAGACAAATGGTACACAAGCTACGGCAGAAGCAACAATCACGGCAAATGCTGTGTCTTCTATTGCCGTTACCAACGGTGGTAGTGGATATACATCTGCACCTACAGTGACCATCACAGGCGGTGGTGGTAGTGGTGCTAACGCTATTGCCCAACTTCTGACATTCACCAAAGGTGCACTCTTCATACAGGTAACCAACAGTGGTTCTGGCTATGACCCCGCTTCTCCTCCTGCTGTGACTATCACGGGTGGAGGCGGTGCTAATGCCGCTGCGACAGCTATTGTGTTTGGCAACGCTGTTACAGAAGTCATCATGACAAATGTGGGGAATAACTTCACAAGTGTCCCAACTGTCACGATAGCTGCACCACCTACACCTTCAGGAAACGCAAATGCCACTGTGATAGGTGTGCCTAACCTAGAAGAAATATCCAGTGTGGCTACCTTCTCTGGTCGTGTCTGGATTTCTACAGGTCGTACAGTTACCTACTCTTCTTCTACCAGCCCTACCGACTTCACATCTGTTTCTGCTGGTGCTGAGACTATTTCTGATTCAACCCTGCGTGGCAATATCCAGCACATGGTGTCTGCCAACAACTTCTTGTATATCTACGGTGAAGACAGCATTAACGTCTTTTCAGATGTACGGATTACAAATACAGGGGAAACCCTGTTTACCAACACAAACGTGTCTGCGTCTGTTGGTAGCAAGCTGAAATACGCTGTTTTTCCCTATTTCCGCTCTGTTTTGTTCATGAATAACTACGGGGTGTATGCCCTCGTAGGTTCAACAACAAGCAAGATTTCTGACCAGCTTGACGGTATTTTCCCCTACATCGACTTCACCAAGCCTGTAACTGCTGGTCAAGTCCTGCTCAACAACATCCTGTGTGCGGCTTTCAACTTCTACCTGCTGCCTACTTTCCCCACAACCACGGGAGACAGGTTTGTACAGTGCGTGTTTTTTGAGAAAAAGTGGTTTATCACCAGCCAGGGTGCGTTGCGGTATGTGTCTTCTGCCCCTGTAGGTGGTTTAATTAACCTGTACGGCGTGACAGACACAGCACTTTTCCGCTTGTACGGGGATGCGACTGCAAATGTGGCTTCTGAGATACAGACTTCTCTGTCTCCTATGCGTGACCCTATCCGTACCAAACAGGCTCTGAAGTTTGGTATTGAGGCAACTCTTACTACTGGTGGCACATTCAATGTGACGGTAGATAGTGAGAGTGGTTCTAGCCCTGTGTATACCCTTAACAACAGTGTGAGTTGGTTTAACAATCAGAGCGTCACGCTTACGTGGGTGAACAATTCTTCTACGACAATAGGCTGGTTGACGAGTGCGGGGTATGCCTTGTACAAGTCAGATGCACAACAGTATGGTAAGTATTTGGGGTTGACAATGACTAGCACAGACCCTGCGCTAACTGTCAACACGATTGAGTTTGAACATGAATTAAGAGTGAGGTTCTAACATGGCTGTTCCTAATATTTTCGGTTCTGCGACTTCGGCAATTCCGTTATC